GGCAATTTGCCGCCTGGCGTGTCGTATAAACGACGTCCATCTTCTGTGACCCTGTTCAAGGGTTGGTAATCAAACTTGGGATTATACAAATTAAACTCGGAAACTTTCTCCGCAACCACAGCGGTCTCGTTCATTGGGATTTACAAACTCAAAACCTTCATTGAGTCCTTGTCGTGCATAGTTGACTTCAAGACCTGACAAATAAGGTTGGTCTTTTTGATTTACGATTACTTTGAAACCATCAAATTCGGTAACGATATCACCGGCAAACACTTGGTCCACATACTCCAACACATAGGCTAGACCACTACAACCAGTGGTTTTGACACCTAATCTTATGCCTATGCCATGACCACGACGCTGAAGATTTTGACATATTTTTTTGCTGGCAGTGTCAGTGACTGTGATCATGTTCGATCCTGTCGTGTGATAGTAAAAAAAGCTATGGGTTTGTCTTTGCAGACCAAGATAGTTTCGTAGTGTCCATCTACACATGTGGTATTGCCAAACACCTGTGCATTCCAATCGATGTTTTTGAACCAATAACCCTTGATTTTTTTAATGGGTTGAGGAATTTTTTTATAAGTCATAAATTCACTGAGCAAGGCCAACTGTATGTAGTTAGCACAGTACAATATTTTAACTCCATTGAAATAAGATTCAGGGGTAAAGTTTAGTTCTTTCAAGTCAGACACACCCATCTGCCCCAGACATTTTTTGAGCCTAGAATGTTCTTCCAGGAATGTTTCATCCACAGTGTCTATGACCTTGGTGTTGGAGACCGCTGGTTCGTCCTTGATCAAGGCTCCGGATATCATGTCTTTCTTTACAAACACACTGTCAAATGTGGCTGCAGCAGAATTATCTTCCACTCCAAAGGTATGTACAGATCTATAGATCAAGTTGTTGAATTTGAATATCTTGCTCTGTACGTCCAAGATATCATTTTCAACAAAGGCATGTTGCCCATGATTGAAATTTATTTCAAATGCGAAAAAACTGGCATACAATCTTTGATTGTCTAGATTGAAGGGATTTATGTCTCTCAACAGATTCCAGTGATTGTCTCCCAAGGTCTTGCTCAACCAAACAGGATCCAGCCCATTGTAAGTCAAATGGGGCATGCCCAGTTTAATCTTCATCGAGATGTTTTTTCCGGTAATCTGCTACTGCGGCTTTGATCGCATCTTCAGCAAGTATGGAGCAATGGATCTTGACCGGCGGGAGAGCAAGCTCTTCTGCAATCTGGCTGTTCTTAATTGATCCTGCCTGTTCCAGCGTTTTGCCCTTGACCCACTCGGTAACGAGCGACGAACTCGCAATAGCCGATCCGCAACCGTAAGTTTTAAATTTTGCATCTGTGATAATTCCATCCTCAACACGTATTTGTAGTTTCATTACGTCACCGCAGGCCGGAGCACCAACCATGCCGGTACCCACATTGATGTCACCTGTGTCCATCTTGCCCACGTTTCTGGGATTTTCGTAATGATCGATAACTTTGTCTGAATAGGCCATTTGGTACTCCTTTAGATATTGTAACAGAATTTTTCTGTGTTTGCAACAATTTAATCAATGCAATTGTATGGTTTGGTTGTCAGCATATTGTAATTATGCTCAATCACTGAAGAATTGAGCAAAAACAATTCGTGTAACTGATCCGGCGACATTTCAAACAAACTCCGCAGAGTGTCAAGGTAAGATTTAAATCTACCATCAATATTCAACGTATGGTCCCAGCTGAGATCAATGCCCAGTGGTAATTTCCAACCGTCAGCTTCTAATGCAGAATAAAAACCAGGTGGTCCAAAATTCAACACCAGGCGTCCTTGTATGAGATGTTCATAGGTTTTTTCTGTGAAAATAACAGAATCCGTTCCCTGGTATTGTGATTCAACCTGGCAGGATATGTAACTGTTGTCAAAAAATCTACGTGCCGGCGGCACAGTGATTCCTTGTTGTATGTCGCAGTCTGTGACAAAATCATTTGGCAACACCAATCCTTGTGAGGTGTTGCTTTTTAATCCATCGTAGGCATTTAAAAATTCTAAAAGTTTTTTTCTATACGGCGTCAAAGATCTATTGAGACTGAGATATTTGTGCTCTCGACGGCCAAAGTGTAGAGGATATTGTTGATATGCTTGTGGATTACCAATGTGTTTCCAGGTTGGGTTGTGATCTAAATATGCCTGCTTGGTGCGATTCCACATGTAATCAAATCTCACACAATTAATGCCATCAACTGATAATGCATTACCAGTGTACCACGTTGTAGGATAATGCTCAGACACCCGGCGAATATTTTGCTTGATCTGATCATGCAAAAAATCATAGGCGTGAAAACAATCGAAAAAATAAACTTTTTCTATGTTTTTAAAACATTCGTGGTTAAGATCAGTGGGCGAAAGCCAATTAGAATCAATCCACAGTTCAGTGGCTGATTCATTATTGATCTCTATGTTCAACCAATTTTTTGCAACACTGTATAAATTTGGATCGCCGAAAGGATAAAATCTAACTTGGCGGCGCATGTTACATGCGGCGTTTCATAGCAGCCTTGGCATTGGAATCTACTACCTTTTGTGCCTGATCCACGGTCATGCCGCCGGCTCCGTTTACATTGCCTCGGAATCTAACTACTCCAGATCCAGGTTCAATAGGCTCCAGGATGTTTTTCAATGGGTCCTGATTGATCAGCTGATTGAGATTCTCAGAGGTCACGTTGACACCCAGATTTTTGGCCAAGTCCATGAATGCGGCTTGACTTATTTGTTTGGTGGCCGAAGTATCATCCGCACGCCCTAACAGAAACTGGCTCAAGGCCAGTAGTTTCTGTGAGTCAGGATTGGCTACTTCAAAAATTCGCATTATCTACGGCCACGGCCCAGACTGGTAGCCAAGGAGTCAGTATCATCTACGTCATCAACTTCGACTTCAGTGTCGATTTCCTCTTCACCCGGAGCAGGTAACTCAGCAGGCATTTCGCCACCAAGGCCTGCATCTGCACCCATGTCATCACCAGGTATTGCAGGTGCTTGTCCAGTGACCACGCCCAGGGCCTGGTCCAACTGTTGTTTAGATGCTTGTAGATTTTGCAACAAGGCTGACAAGGCAGCACTGGCATCACCGTTGAACTGTGTGGCTTGGTCGGGACCAACTTGATTCTTGATCTGATCTACCAGGGCAGGCAAGTCTTTGAACTGCATGGCACTGACTTGTTCGCTCATCTTTTGTACTTCATCAACCATGTCTTGAGCAGCCAAGACCACTTGAGCCTGTTGTACTTCGCTTTCCGTGACTTGGCGACGGCTTTCGGCCATGCCTAGATTTGATTGACTCAATTGTCCTTGTATCATGCGCACTTGTTCTTGTGCCTGTCTGAGTTGATCTTGTAATTGTTTTTTGCGTTGTGCTATTTGCATGGCCATGGCTTGTGGATTTGGTTGGCCTGCAGGTGCGACGGGTTGTGCATCCAGTTCCATGATTCTGGCGCTGAGAGCCTGTTCCATGACCACCAGTTTTAAATAGGCAGGATTTTGCTCGCTGCGATGGAATTCTGGAGTACGGCGATGTTCAGCTACAAGACCACGTACCCGGCGCAACATTTTGAGTGCCTGGGTCTGGTCGATTGTGTCAAACGTCACACGGTCGCCAAAATAACTTTCAAATACCTTGGCGGCTTGTTTTGTTGGGTTGGCCACGGCCAATTCGTTGAGTTTCATTGTCAAATCCTCGTTGTTGCAAGTATTTAGCCAAATTTACACAATTGGTCAATTGATTTTCCACAATTTTTTTCTGTATAATTTTGGATTCTAATTTAGTACCCACACTTTCTCTAAAATCTGGGCGGTTGCTACGGTCAGCTAGAGTAGCTCGGGTGGTTATGTCATTGGTCAAAAATGACAGTTTGTTGTCCAACAACAGTATATCCTTGGCCAAGTTGTAGTCCTTGTATTTGTCAGCTATACACCAGCTGAGAGCTGTGCGAGAACTGTTAAAAACACCCACCGTGGTGGCATGGCACATGACTGTGTAACCGGGTTTTTCAGGAATAATTTCATATTTGCCAAACACTTCATAGGTACCACTGTCTTGTGGCAATATGACATTGGGCATGATATCACGCAGTTCTTGTCGTAT